CGTCCCAATTCAGCCCCCACAGATACCGCAGTCGCAGCACCCTCTGCTCATCCGGGTTCTCCATACGTCTGATTGCCAGGTCGATCTGTTCACGTGTCCTTGCTTTTTTCAGCCGTTCCCGTTTCAGCCGGCCGATCTGTCTTTCCATAGATACCACATAATCCGACAGATCAGACTGCTGGCTTCCTTTCGGCATCCCGTCATTTACACTGGATGGAAACATCTGATCCATCCGGAGCCTCTGGATCTCTTCCAGGATCTCCTGCTCCCTCCGTTCACATTCCCGGTATCTTCTCAGGAACTCCTTTTTCTTGTCGTTTTCCGTCATCTCCACCGGAATCGCCTCCCCTCATGCATTTCCTTGCTATTATTTCCAGGATTTCACCGTCTTCATCATCGGTGTGTTCTATGTAATGTTCTATAATTTTGACTGATGCCAGTTTTGTCATCTTGCTCTTTACTGCGGCTGGTTCATGGAATCTTCTGGCTGCATCAGCATCAACACTCTGCTCCAGATGATCATAATGTGCTTTACGTTTTACATTTTTTTCTGCTGCTTTCATCGCTCATCTTCCCGCCCCTTTCATGAACGCCTCAACCATAGCTTTTTTCCAGCTTCTTTCGTATTGTCCACAGCAGTATGTGTTCACTGTAACATCTCTGAACTCTTCACTCTTCGGGCACACACAGACCCCTCTGCTGCCGTGGTATCTGCATGTGTCACACGTTCTGTCGTAATTCATTTTTTATTTCCCCTTCTGTAATGATTTCAAAAATTCTGCCAGTTCCGTTTCACTGTTGGGATATTTGCTGTAAGCTTCTCTTACATTCCACTTAGGAACTCCATTTTTCTTTTCAGCCTCCGGGCCTCCTACCAGATGGAAATAACAGCTTTCTCTTTCCGGAGTGTGTTTATTGCCCGGAATGATATATGTTTCCGCGATCAATCTTGCCCCGTTGTCAAAATCGTACTTGTAATATTTACATCCAATATTCTCGTCTTCGTACCACAATCCCCATTCTTTGTATTTTCTGAGCCACGCTCTCCGCTGTTCATTATTTTTCAGCACTGGAAGCCCTGGCTGTTTCCCACCTTCGTGGTACTGCAATGTTTTATGGTATATTGTCATGTTATTCATCCTCCCTGTATGGCTTCATTCAGATCTCGCAGACACTTTTCGCATGTTCCATTCACCATCATCGGACACGATCGGTATCCATCTTGGAACGCGGAAATCATTGCACGGTAACATTGTTCTATTTTCTGCCCTTCATACTGTTCGAAATATGGGCATTCTTCTGTCGGATATAAGTCGCCGCCCCTGCACCAGTGTGCCTGCTCTCCTGGCTTATGACTGTCTGACCACAGATGCCTTTCCGGATAATGATCCGTGTATGGATCTTCCTGTGCTCTGTGATCGTCATAACACCCTCCGTAGGGACATCGCTCCGACCAGTAGTAGAGGCAGTAATAACACAGGCAATCACTGCAGGTCATCATTCTACTCATCCTCCTCACTTTTCTGGAAACTCATATACTTGATTTCGCATATATATTGCCATTTTGTGCGGTTTTCTGAACATCGAAATATTTCGTCGTGTAGTATCCATCTGTATATACTTCGCAAAACTCTTTCATCACTTCCATACACCGCTCCTTACTTTCGTATTCCGCAACCTCTTCCAGTAATCCATCTGATATGCAGATTGTGTGTCTGACTATCGTCTGTTTCCCTTTGCGATCGGTTCGTTCTGCATACTTTAACGCGTTGAAAGATATGCCAAACCGCATTACTTTTTCTTTATTCTGACTTATAATCAACATTGTTTTTCTCCTGTGATTAAAAAATCCATTATGTTCATCTGTCCAATATGTTCCCATGTTTCTGTCTCTATTCCGCATGTTTCCAGTGCATCTTGATACCTTACCCCATTATTTTTTAATTCCATACAGATCTGATAATGCTTTGGGTGTGTCATTGCTATTCGTTGGAATCTATTCGGACACTTTTCCATATGTGCACCAAAAGCACAGAACATGCATCCGGTACGCTGTTCACCTGTTGTGTAGTATATACCACCGGGCGTTCGCTCTATGTCGCCATATACAGAACATATTTCAATATCATTTTCTACTATGTATCTAAGCACATCCTGCCTTGTCCAAGGACCAAGCGGCTGGCTCTTAACTGTTTTTCCATCATATACATTGCAACCTGTATGAGCATACTGGTGTTCGCGTCTAAAACTTTCATCTTGCGTTGTCCCAATATATGGCACTCTTCCAGTCTTTTTTGCATAATCTTTAAACGGTTTTTTCTTGGTAATGTTACAACACTGTTCACTTATATCAAATTGTGTATCCAACAAAAATCTCCATTTTTTAGGAAGCATTCCGAACTTCCCTCTTTCATCGCCATTCATCAAATAGTTTCTGTATCTGTCTGATAAATTTCCATGCCGCAGTTTCCTTATCTTCAGTGCCGTCTCTTTGCTAATTAACGGAAATCCATATTTCTCAACTACCTGTTTAAATGTTAATCTGCTTCCGTCTTTCCATCTGGGATATATTTCAACAAATTCCCCGCTGGCCTGACGTGCAAATCTTACTATCTCAGGAAATTCCAAACCAGTATTTGAGAATACTGCCGGGACTTCCAACCCTACGGTTTTTCTTATCATATGCAACAATGCTGTGCTGTCCAAGCCACCAGAATAGCTCAAATATACTTGACCATCCCAGTTGTAATACCATTCCTTGATTCTGCGTTCCGCAAGCGTTTTCTTTACCTTATACGGTAAATATTTTCTCTGGCTAAACTGCCAATCATTTAATTTTAGATCATCTTCCTGTATGAACATCTTTTTCTCCTGTCTCTTCTTTCCCTCTCAATGTCTTCTGCTTTCCGCCATACGCCTTTCCGGTTTCCGATGCCCAGCAATAAGGACAACTCTCTGCATATTCATGTTCGTCTTTTTCTCCGCATTGTGTATTGCAGCTCTCATTCTCAGGGCAACATATGCAGCATTCATCATGTCCACAAAAGTCCGATGGTAAAGCACATTTTCCTACCATTTCTTCACCATTTCCTTCACTTCGATCTCTATTCGATCTCTATCGCATAATCAAAAAGCCAGCGGAACGCTTCTAGTATTGTATCTTTTGTAATACCGTTGTGTGTCGGCATATCCAGTACAAGCCAAATTGCCTGAAGCTTTTCGTCCTCGCTGTATTTGTCATTTTTAATCTGTTCAAAAACAGCCTGTGCTTTTCCAATATTCATATCTCGCTTTCCTCCTGTCCATTGTTGCTTTCCCATCATGCAAATGGCAGCTCTTCGTCAAAACCTTCCGGGATGTTCATAAACCCATCCGCATCCACCGGCATCGGCTCCGGTCGTTCCTGGCTGCTCTCTTCCCGGTTTCTCTGTGCCGCCGCTTTGCTTTCCGCAAATTCCTGATCCTCAACCACCACGTCTGTTGTATAGACCTTGTTGCCATCCCGGTTGGTATAGCTCCCGGTCTGGATGCGACCGGTTATCACTACCTTCAAGCCCTGGCGGAAATACTTTTCTGCAAACTCTGCACTGCGGCCAAACGCCACACAGCTGATAAAATCAGCACCCGCTTCGCCTTCACGCTTGTATCGTCTGTCAACTGCCAGCGTATAGCGTGCAATTGCCGTGTTGCTCTCTCCGTTAGAATTACGCATCTCCGGGTCTCTGGTCAACCGTCCCATTAAAATGACTTTATTCATTATCCTCACCTGTACTTTCTGCAATCAGGTTGCCTTCTCTGTCGTAGTCATATCCCGCGACTCCCTCTTTTTTATTCAGATAACTGCAAAATTCCTGGCATTCTTCAAAAGAAGTAAAAAATATTCCGTAAACCTCTTTTTTATTTATTTCTTCAAAACTTTTGTTACGATCTATGATTTTTGACGGAATCACAGCAATTGTGTCAGCTATAAAATATTCTTTCCCCTTGTCTCCTCTTTCTTTATACCACACACGGAAATCAAGGCCTCTATCGGCTATTTCGTACAGTACATTTTCTTTTGGATGATACACACGTGCAGTTTTTGCACATATACATGTGTCTGAAACAGTGTTTCCAGACGGCAACGTCACCTTAACGTTTCTCCAGCAATCACATTTATTACATTTTCTCTTGTATCGTGTTTCCCATGTTACTGACCATAATACAAGTTTCATTTGCTCCATCAGTTCTGCCAGCCTTGCATGTTTTGCACGATACTCAGCGTCTTTCATTACTCTTTCGCATTCTTCTTTTTTTCTTTCAAAGTCCCTTTTGATAGACTCAAAATTGTTCTTGATCCCCTGTAATTCTTTGTTTTCCTTACGCAGTTTCTCGATTTCATCGTTGATTTCTTTTTTCACCGATTCCCTAAGCTCGTTCTTTAACTCTTCGATTTTCTCGTCAAATTCACCTGGTTCAAAATAATCATCAAATTCATAGTACATATCAGCTTTCCTCCTCCAGATAATCAAATATCGTCCGCTGTCCCGGCATCGGTTTCCGTGCCTCTTCTTCTTTTTTCGCTTTCATGGCACACTGGCAGCCGTAACCTCTTTCCACTGCTTCCTGGCTTGTCAGAAGCCTCCCGCACCGTTTGCAGCGTCTTGCCTGTATTGTGAAGATCTCATCCCCGCTCATGGCATACATACCTGTGCGTTACAGTCGCGGATCTGGATCTGTGTATTTGTGCATGGCTTCCATTCCTGGATGTATTCCAAGGCTTCATAGTAGCGTTTCTTCGGCACGTTGTTGCGGGCGTTGACGTGGAAATAGTGTTTCAGGTCACGGTTGCACTCCGCGAATACTTTCTTGCCGATCTCGTTGTAGGCATTGCTGTGCTTGCCGCCAAGTGCGTCCAGGACTTCCTTGTTGACCTCATCGCCAAGGACTACCTGCTCCCCGTAGTCGATCGTCATATGGTTCTCCAGATCTGTCACGCGGTTATCAATCTTCACCAGTTTCTTATCATGCATCAGGATTGCTTTCATCTCTGGCGAATATTCGTCCATGTCATAGATTCCGGTTTTGCGGATCGCTGGCAGCACTTCTGATGTCACCCAGTGTTTGAATTTTCTTGCAGATGAGAGTTTGCTGGATAAAATCAGACCATAAAGACCCGATTCGTTAATCAGCCAGCCACCTCTCTGTCCTAAACTCGACGCCATTTTGTCGTTGAGTTTATCTTCTTCATCAACATGCATAGCAATTGCTTTATTTGGGTCTACATATCCAAGAATCTCAGCCACATCTTTCCCCACAAACCAGACTTCCCCATCTCTCATCACGGTTCTGATCTGCCCAAATTCTTCATTTTCAAAAATCTTCAGCTGTCCCATATTGCCTCCTTACTCGTTCAATGTTCTTTCCAGTGCATCGAAATCATAGTCCCTTTGCGGAAATGCATTGAATGTATTCTTTGCTGTTTTCTTTTCCTTCTTCTTGGTTGGCTGCTTCTTGACCGGGTAAAAACTCTTCCATCCTTGCACTGTAGCTTCTTCCACTATCATCAGCTGCTCTGCCATATCATCACTAAGACTTCCGAGCTTCTTTCTGAGCAACCGTACCTGGTAATCAGATAACTCCCTGCCGTTTTTTTCTTGACTGCTCAGGTATCCCTGAAAAGCTCTCTCAAGTTCTGGATCATCGAAAGTAATGTCCGGCGGAGCCGTATCTATATCTATATTTCTTTTTTCTTTTATTTCTATAGGACTTTCTTCGGAACTATTTTTATTTTCTTCCGAAGTAATTCGATTTTCTTCCGAAGTAATTCGATTTTTGGGTGCATTTAAGAAAGGCTCCTCTTCTTCCCCGTTTCTGAGGAGCCAATACTTATCGCTATAGAGCTGTCTCTTCATGCGTTTTACTGCTATCTCGTAATAACGACGCTGAATCCCAACAGAGGTGATGATGTTTTCCGTCATGAGGTCATCATCAATGAGACCTATCTCAGAGCAGAAGTGCACCACTTGCACGACAGCTTTTTGCCCCTTCACCCACTTGTTGCCGATCATCCTTGTGATCATTCTTGATAGCTTATCAAGTGAGATCTCTGCGTAGTAACCTTGCTTGTATACGATGCACAGAATGCAGTCATATACAGTCACTCCCAGTGGACCATATCGGTCCAGGAGATCGAAGACCTTATCGTCTTCGTAAAAATCAATCATCTTCGGAAAGTAACTGAGTCCTTTTTTGTTAGGAGCACCACGCCCCATGCCGGACACCTGCCTTTCCTGTATATTACTTAAGTTCCATCAGCGTAACGCTTAAATACGCTTCCTCTTTATACGCCTTTGTGACGCTCAGTTTTATGATCTGTGTATCATCATGGTATGCGATGCCGTTCAGGGCATCCAGCACAACC